CAAGGGTGGTACTGAAGTACTAGTTAACATCAGAAAATGTTGACTTGTCGGGAAAAGGTTGGGGGTAGTCAAAGAACCCCCCTACTCACTAAAAGAAAGTAAATATGATAAGCCAGAAAGCATTTAACACTTGGTTACAAAAAGCCAAAAAAGGAGATAGGATAACATACTACAGAGGATATCTGTGTGATCCCTATCTACAACCAATAGCACCAACTGCTGACCGTGACAGAGTCAAAAAATTAGGAAAGTCAGTCCTTAATGTTGCGGAAGCAGGGCTATTGTTATTAACACAAAAGAGACACGCTGATTTTGATTACGAATATATAGCGATAAGAAAATGATTTGGACATTGTTTTGGTTTTTTCTTATACCTATAAAGTTTTATATAGCATTTTATCTATTGATATGGATCTATAAGGTATTTGCATACATGGTAGGAATATGAGCCCAGTAGTAAAAGAAGTAAACGTAAGAGAAGAATTAAAACGTGCACAAGATAAGTTTTATAGTTCTATGTTTGAAGAGGACGAAATTGAAATGTGTCTTGCGCATGCAGCTATGAATTACTACGAATCAATGAGTGATTCGGAGGTTTGTCCAGAATACCCAGGATTTTAAATGAAAAAGAAACTAAATACACCAGAAGAAAAAGCACACGCAGCAAAACGTGATTCTATAATAAAAGAACGTCCACAAGAATGGGAACACATACAAAGAGAAAGGCAAAAGATACGACAACAAAGAACAGAAGATGCATTATCAGATTCATATATTAATCCTACTGATCCTACAGTGACGTTTACACAGCCTGTTGAGGGCACAGAGATAGGTGGTATGAAGGCTTTTAATGTAGAGAAAGGTGAAGAAAAGCATACATATCAGATAGTTACGAAACGTGAGATTACATTTAGTTACATGATTCGTGCGAAGAATGAAGAAGATGCAATGATCAGAACATTGTCTTTTGTTAGTAAAGATGGTAGTGGTCAACGTGAGGATGTAAAAAGACCCATGTATAATAGTAAACCTATGATACGTGAGTGGATAGAAAAGATAGTTAAAGTATCTTAATGGACATCAACAATGTTCCAATGGTGCGTGTGACGTGGCGTGATGCCCGTGATACAGAAACTGGTTGGATAGACGTTAAAGATATCATAGCAGCACCGTTAGCGACTTGCCAGGAAGTTGGCTGGATGGTGGTGAATAATGATGAGAAGATAGTGATTATGCGATCGTGGTGCTTGGACCGGGATGACAATCATGGTGGGGGTGCAATAGCATTACCAAAAGGATGGATAACAAAAATAGAATATTTACAGGTGACACATGCAGACGTACGAAATTAATTTATGGAAAGACAAAGTAATAGTAGAGAAGATTGTAAAACAATTTGATAGCGATGATAAGGTATTAGAGTATATAGCTAATAATTTTGATACTAGACCCAGTCCAGAATATCCTGGTATGGATCCAAATAGAGGTTACATAAGACCAAAAGCTTCTGATTACATTATTACATGGGCACGTATAAACACATATGTGCGTAAAAAAGGACCAAAAAGAATAGAACTTACAGAAGAAGAGAAAGAAATACAAAAAACATTAGAGAGATCTATTACAAAAGAAGCAATAGATGAGTGGGGAGAACAAGAAATGTTAAGCACAGTAAGAAAAGATTACTGGAGTAACCCAAATGCAAAAGGATTAGAGGAGAAAAGATGAGTATTGGCAAAGGTATTGGCAGTAACAAAAAAGGTTTGACACCTAAACAGATGAAGTTTTTGGCTAAAATTAAGGCTTTTATTAAGGCAAATGGCTACTCACCATCGTATGAGGAGATAAAACAGATGACAAACATGAAGTCTAAGAGTAATGTGCATGCATATGTACAATCGCTAAAAAAGCGCGGATACATTGACGATATCCCGTATTCTAAACGTAGCATCGTAGTATTATAGAAAGTATTGTATTGTGCGCAGGATGCTAAAAAGTTTTTTTATTTTTTTATTTACCGGGATTTGCCAATACCGTAATACCTTTTCCCAATTCTCTATATGGGATAAGGGATACCAGGTATTACGAAGGTATTACGAGTTCATGGGTAAAGGACGAAAAAACAGTATTTTGGAGATAAAATGAGTGAAAAAGACATATATAACAACAAGTTAGAAGAGATTGAAAAGAAGGTGGTCCGTAATACCATTGCCAATACCAGAGACATGGCATTGAAATACCCAAAGGGTGAAGATGGATTGACAGATAGACAGCGTATATTTGTAGAGATATACGTAAAAGAGGGTGGTAGATTGACACCAACAGAATGTGCAAGACAAGCTGGATATAAACCTGAACGTGCAGCAACAACAGCATCAGAATTACTGAATGTTAAGAAATATCCTAAAGTGGTACAAATGGTGAACAAAAAAAGAAATGAGTTGTTTGAAACACACAAGGTAGAAATGAAACAGCACGTCACAGAATTAGCTAGGCTACGTGAGAAAGCATTACAAGACAAATCACATAGTGCTGCCATTAATGCAGAGAGATTGCGTGGACAAGCTGCAGGATTGTATGTAGAGAGAAAAGAAATAAGAACAGGATCAATTGATGATATGTCGAGAGAGGATGTTTTGAAACAACTAAAGGAGTTAGGTTTAACAGGTGAGTTCAAGAAAGAAGGTGTCAACACAGTCTTATCAGTCGAAGAGAAATCCAGTGGCGAAAGAATTAAAGACATCACAGAAGTATCATCAGAGAGTAACGAAGAGCAAGAAAAAGTATGACCGCAAAACCGGAAACAAATTTCTGGAAGAATTTAAAGACATGTTTAGAAGATGGTAACTTCCTTGTATCTCGTATTGAGTCCTACGCTACGCCAGGATTCCCTGATTGCGTTGCTTTTCACAAAGACACAGGATTCGTAACGTTAGAATTGAAGGTGTTGAAACGTAGCAAGAAAGGTACCGAAACGGTACTAATATCACCACTACAAAATGCTTGGCATATGAAGTTTGCAGGTCAAGGTGCACTCGCATTTATCTTGGTATACGACCCAGACGCACGCACGGTAAACGTTTTTCATGGCTCACAAACTCCCAAACTCCGACAAAAAGACACGTCCAAGGTCAAAGCGCTATGGTCAGGCTCTGTGGGCCGGGCGCCCGCTGCGCTGAGGCAGCTGGTAGACGCTCACAAACTCCCAAACTCCCATAGTTATTCACACCCTGTGGATAACTAGCACTTGACAAGTTGATCACCGGCCCGCTGCGCGAACGCTGAGGCAAACTCCCAAACTCCCATAGTAAAAACCCCACGTTTCTGCCATTTTTGGAAATGGGTTCTCGCCCGCCCGGGCGCCCGCGGGAGCTGAGTGGTTTCTGCAAATATAGAATGGCTGTTTTCCGCCAAAAAAAAGTTCCATCTGAGCTGTTGACAACCAGCAGTACATACGTTACTATGATGGCAGAATGAGAAAGAGAGGTAAATATGGACTGACTAATGCTACTCGTACCTGTAAAATTGGCGGTTTTCTGCCTTTTATTGTGGTACATAATAATCTATTGAACGGCAGCTACCTGCTGCCCGGGAATCAGGATGCTGCAGCTCCTGCTGCCAGGCAAAAACCTGACGCTGCACCTGCTGCCTGGATCCAAACTCCAGAAACTCCAGAGAAGCACCAATCCCCTCCGTTGGGGCTTGGCCCTCTGGGCTTCGTACACCGGGCGCGCCGGGGAACTTCAGTCTATCACAATCGTCATCATTGGACAGGGGTCGTGCAGTATAAGAATGGTGTTATCCACAGGTATTTTCCAAACTCCATTGGCAAACTCCTCGTGATGTGGTATAAGTTATTTAGGTTGTAACCAGAGTATAGTTCGAAACATTGGAACATTAGATTATACTCGATAGGCGAAGCACACGGAGTTATTCGACACTTCGCCTTATTCATATCATATTGTTCAAGTATATGTGATTCATAGAAAGGAGAAAGTTATCCACAATGAATTTAATTACATTAACAATACTAGTATCAATCATGTGGTTTGTACTATATAGCTTTATATTATCAATTAGTTAAACAAGGAGAATTAGAAATGACTAACAAAAACGAAGAACAAACAATGGACTCATTAGTTCCTGTTACTACTATTAACAATGTTGACATTACACCTGTACTTACTGAGGTAATTGAGTATGCCAAAGACAACGCAAGTGTTGGCGACTTGGAATCAATCATCTCATCTGTTCCTTCTAAGTCTAGCTTAGATTGGAAACTTATATCTGGTGTGCTTATGAATAGCACAGTTGAATGGGTTAGTGAGAACAAGAACAATGGCAACGTTGATTCAATGGACTTAATAAGACACCTACAAAAAGATGTAGGCTACTTATTACAACGATTAGGTTTAGCTGGTTAGTCACTAGCTAATTCTCGACTAGGGTAAGACAGCCACACTACTTGCCCTAGTTTTTTTTGGGGCTTGGTTGCCTAGCTCTATCTATGCCCTGCCCACAGCCTGTGGATAACCTGTGGATAACTCGTGCCCGGGTCTTAACTTGACCCCCAACCCCCCCCTTTTGTGCTTGACACCCCTAGAGTAGTTGCGGTTGCAAGATTGAGAGTGACAATGACTAGAAAAAACGTTATAAAAAATTTTAAAAAAATTAAAACATTTTAATATGGCTTATTTGGTAGCGAACTTACCACCTGTAAAGGTGTTTGTAAAAAAACAATATTTATATGATCATCAAAAAGGACATGGAGAATACGTAGAAGGTGTTTGGATTAGCTGTAAATCTATCCAAGGCCGAGCGCTCTACTTTGAAACGTATCTGCCGCAATATGGTGCTTTATATGATAAGTTGCCTATCAGTGCTTTTGTTAGTGATCCTGACGTTAAAGTTGATTTCGCATTAGAAGAATTAGAACTGTGGGACGCGTTCAGTTATCATATTACAGTTATAGAAAAACAATCGCTTGCCGGTGTACGTTGTAAATACCTATCTCCATCTAAAAAATGGCATCACGGAGAATATTTGTTTACCATTGACAACTGCCATTCAGACCACAACACACTAAACACAAGTTATTCTGAAGTTCCAGAGGAGCACAAGTCATTTAATATACTAGAACTTGATAATGGCCACTACGCAGCACAACCAAACAACAGAATTATCTATTACGACAAGTCTTTGACACCATCAGAAACAAAACAACCTGATTTTAAGGTATCTACAGAGTACTATTCAGTAGAAAACAAGTCAAAATGGACTGCAGGCGACGATGAGAGGTATTTTTACGACTTAAAAGAGCAAAAATGAGTAATTTAGAGACCCTAGATACTCAAACTTTGAAGTATATTCTCAAAAATGCGCTCTTAGACAAGCAAGAGAAGGCACAAAAGGACTTTATATCGTTTGTAAAGACGGTTTGGCCTGATTTTATCGAAGGAAAGCACCATAAGATCTATGCAGACAAGCTAAATCGTATTGCAAACGGCGAATTGAAGCGATTAATCGTCAATATGCCTCCTAGACACACAAAATCGGAGTTTGCATCTAATTTATTTCCTGCTTTTTACATGGGCCGTCACCCAAAGGCCAAGCTCATTCAAACAACACACACTGGTGAACTAGCCATACGCTTTGGACGTAAAGCCAAAAACGTGATAGAGTCATCTGAATATGAAAAAGTATTTCCCACAGTTAGACTCGCAGCTGACTCGAAAGCTGCTGGACGTTGGGAGTCAAATCATGGCGGTGAGTATTTTGCTGCTGGTGTTGGGGGTGCTATTACTGGTCGTGGTGCCGATTTACTTATTATTGAC